AAGGCACTATGGGGAGAGTTCTGGAAGCTAGAGGAGCTTGAAAGTCTAAAAGCTGAACTGCCAGTTGCCAAATGGAACGCACAGTATCAGCAAAACCCTACATCCGAAGAGGGAGCGTTAATAAAACGAGAATGGTGGAGATTGTGGGATAGTAATAACCCACCCCCCTGTGAGGCGATAATACAGTCGTGGGATACAGCGTTTCTGAAAACAGAACGTAGTGACTATAGTGCGTGTACCACTTGGGGTGTGTTTTATCATCCTGACGACACCACAGGAATAGAAAAGACACATTTGATACTGCTTGATTCGTTTAAGGCAAAACTGGAGTTTCCAGAATTAAAACGAGCAGCCTATGACAAATACATGGAGTGGGAGCCAGATCAGATGATTATTGAGGCAAAGGCATCAGGTGCGCCTTTGGTGTTTGAACTTCGTGCCATGGGTATACCTGTCACGGAGTTCACACCGACAAGAGGCAACGACAAGATTGCCAGAGTAAATGCCGTAACCGATTTGTTTTCGAGTGGCACTGTCTGGTATCCACCCACACGGTGGGCCGATGAGGTTATAGAGGAATGTGCCTCTTTCCCATCTGGTGATCACGATGACTTAGTTGACAGTACCACACAGGCTCTGTTAAGATTTCGCCAAGGTGGATGGGTTCGAGCAGAAAGCGATGACTGGGATGACGAACCAAAATACAGAAGACCAGTGGAGTATTACTGATGAACAAAGAAGATAAAAAAATATATGATGCCATGATTAAGAGAAGTGAAGGCAAGAAAAAAACAGTTGCTACCACAGGTGATCTTGGAGCGTTGGCAGCAAATACAAGAGTTCCAAGGCTTAAAAAATCTACCATAGTAAAACGTGAAGACCCTAATAAACGTCCTAGAAAATTTTCTGATTACATACAGCGATCTGGAGACAGTCCACTTGTGGCTTTGGTAGCATCGTCACTTGCTAAAACAGGACTTGTGGATAAAAAAGATAAAGTAACACAACCCTACGAAGCAAAATCTAAAAAGAAGGGTGGTATAATGAAGATGCGTGGAGGTGGTATAGCCACTCAAGGAACTAAATTTAGCATAAGGTAAACTACCATGTCAGAAAAAAATAAAAAAAAGAATGGTATGACACCCAAGGAAAAAGAAACCCTTATAGGCGTAACAGCAGGTTTAGGAGCCAGTGGTGCAGTGCTTTACCCTTCAATAAAAAAACTTTCAAAGATGATGCAAGAAAATATGAAAAAAGAAAAGAGTGCTAGAAGAGCCAGAGTTGGTGGTGGTAACATAGCTTCTCAGTTTGGCATGGGTAAAAGAGGTGCAGAAAAAATGAGAAAAAGTCCTTTCGAGTTAAAGAAAGGTGGTGTGGTTAAAATGCGTGGTGGTGGTATAATTGCACGAGATAGATTAAAACCAACAAAGATAATTTAATATGGTAGTTGATAAACGATTAGAGCCTTTCGAGGTTGATATAGAGGAAAACCCCTCTGAACAAGAGTTAAAAGTCGAAGTGGTAAATCCAGATGCTGTATCGATAGAAACAGAGGATGGTGGTGTCATCGTTGACTTTGAAGGTGATGTCACAGAAGAAATGGTTGGCCCTGATCATAACTCAAACCTAGCAGAGTTTCTGGAGGACGGTGATCTTGAGAAGATGGCTACTGATCTTATCGATGACTTTGAGAGCGATAGAACATCACGAAAGGAATGGTCACGGTCTTACATAAAAGGTCTTGACTTGTTGGGCATGAAAATCGAAGAGCGATCTCAGCCTTGGCAAGGTGCATCAGGTGTATTCCACCCGCTCTTAACAGAAGCTGTTGTTCGTTTTCAGGCACAGGCAATGGGAGAGATATTCCCACCTAGTGGCCCTGTACGCACAAAGATAGTAGGTAAAAACACAAAAGAAAAAACAGCACAGTCGCAACGTGTTGAGGATGAAATGAATTATCTTCTGACAGAAGACATGACGGAGTATCGTGATGAAATGGAGCAAATGCTGTTTCGCCTACCCCTAGCAGGCTCTGCTTTCAAGAAGGTGTATTACGATCCTATCATGGAAAGACCATGCTCTATGTTTGTCCCCGCTGAAGACTTTGTAGTTTCTTATGGTGCAAGTGATCTTATGTCTTGCCCACGGTACACCCACATTATGAAAAAGACAGAGAATGAAATCAAAGAACTCATGGTGAATGGTTTTTACCGTGAGGTTGAGCTATCAGACCCAGAGCAAGATGATTCTGAAATACAGGAAAAGTATGACGAGATGGATGGGGCTGAACACGTTTACGAAGACGATGAGAGATACACCATCCTTGAGATGCACGTTGATGTTGATATGCCAGAGCCATTTGACGATAGCGATGGACTAGCTAGACCGTATGTTGTTACAATAGATAAGTCATCAAGAACAATACTATCGATCAGAAAAAACTGGTATGAAATTGATCCTAAGAAAAGTAAGCGACAGCATTTTATTCATTATAGATATCTTCCTAGCCTTGGCTTTTATGGTACAGGACTTATTCATCTTATTGGTGGGTTGGCTAAATCGGCAACGTCCATACTGCGTCAACTTATTGATGCAGGTACGTTATCGAATTTACCTGCTGGTCTTAAAGCTCGTGGTCTTAGGATTAAAGGGGATGATTCGCCTCTCATGCCTGGTGAGTTCAGGGATGTCGATGTCCCTGGTGGTGCGATACGAGATTCCATTACGTTTATACCTTATAAAGAACCATCCTCAGTATTATACCAGTTGTTGGGAAATATTGTCGAAGAGGGAAGACGAATTGGGTCGGTAGCTGATGTGCAAGTGGGGAACATGAACCCACAAGCTCCTGTAGGTACAACACTAGCCTTGTTAGAGCGATCCATGAAGGTTATGTCTGGGGTGCAAGCACGACTACACGCCTCTTTAAAAAAAGAACTTCGTATATTAGCCAAGTGTATCCATGACTTTATGCCTCCAGAGTACGCCTACGAAATGGAAGGTGACTTCTCAAGAACAGAGGATTTTGACGGACGAGTGGATGTAATCCCAGTGTCTGATCCAAATGCCTCTACAATGGCACAAAGGGTAACACAATATCAGGCAGCCCTACAGTTAGCCCAACAAGCACCACAGCTATACGATATGGGTAAACTGCATCGACAGATGCTAGAGGTGCTAGGAATAAAAGATGCAGCCGATATCATAAAACTACCTGACGATATAAAGCCGAATGATCCAGTAACAGAAAACATGGCGATCATGAAGCAAGAACCTGTCAAGGCGTTCAAGTACCAAGACCATGAAGCGCACATTGCTGTACATACTGCTGCTGCTCAAGATCCAAAGATACAGCAAATCATTGGTCAATCGCCATTTGCGTCTGCTATACAGAATGCCTTGGCAGCTCACATTACCGAACACGTTGCGTTCCAGTACAGAAAAGAGATAGAAAAGCAGTTAGGTGTGGAAATGCCAGACGAAGAAAAGCCTTTACCAGAGGATGTAGAAGAAGAATTGTCTAAATTAACGGCAGAAGCTGCAGCCAAAGTGCTGAAAAAGGGTCAGGCAGAGATGGCTCAGGCTGAAGCCATGAAAAAACAGCAAGACCCACTGACAATTATACAGCAAAAAGAAATAGCTCTAAAAGAAGCTGAGTTTGAGCATAAAAAACAAATGGATATTGCCAAATTACAGACCGATGTGCAGAAAACTAAGTCAAATGAGAAGATACAGGGTGCTAAACTAGGCATTCAGGTAGCTACAGAGGCTGATAAATCACAGAAAAAGGCTATAAAGGACGGTGTAGACATAGGATTAAACCTTGCAAGGGATTTAGCCTCTGATGAATGACGATTATGGACTGATTTTAAAACGAATCAGTGATCAAAAGACCCAAATACAGGAACATTTATGCATGGGAGGTGTAAAAACCTTCGATGAATACACCTCAATGGTCGGTGAATACAGAGGATTGGTAAAAATAGAGCAAGAAATTTTAGACTTGCAAAAGAAAGCCATTGAGGATTAAATAATCTCAACGTATTTAAACGCAAGGCAACTGTGAGCCTAAATCACTGCATGAGGTAAAAATGTATTCAACTGCAAAAAAGGAGAGTGACGAAAAAGTTGCTTCTCAAATGCCCAAACCAAAGGGCTATAAACTCCTAATATCCCCAGTACAAGTAGATGAGAAAACCGAAGGTGGTGTGTATATGCCTGATGCTTTACGAGATGCCGAAGGTATAGCATCAATCATAGGTTTTGTTGTAAAAATGGGAGATGACGCTTATAAGGACGAAAAAAAGTTTCCTAATGGAGCGTGGTGTAAAGAGGGTGACTTTGTAATATTCCGATCTTACTCTGGCACTCGATTTAAAATTCATAATGAAGAATTTAGGTTAATCAACGATGACACCGTTGAAGCCGTAGTTGATGACCCAAGAGGATATAAAAGAATATGAGTGATACAGCAGAAAAAATAGTAGAAGAGCAAGAAGTTCAACAAGATTTAGACTTTGGCAATGAAAAGCCAATTCAAACACCTAAAAAAGACGATGCACCATTTGAGGTGGAGATTGTTGACGACAGACCTGAAGAAGACAGGGTTGCAAAAAGAAACGAAAGTGCAACCACTAAGGTTGAGGATGATGACGATGAAGCCAAAAACTATAGTGAGAAGGTGCAGAAGCGTATAAAGGCTCTAAAATACGACTATCACGAAGAGCGTAGAGCCAAAGAAGAAGCATCTCGTCTACAAGAAGAAGCATTAAACTATGCCAAAAAACTTCAAAAAGAAAACGAGGAACTGCGTAAAAGCCTGTCTGATGGCGAGAGTGTTTTAATAAATCAGGCTAAAGGCAGAGTGGATGCAGAGCTAGAAAAGGCTAAAAAGGATTATAAAGAGGCTTACGAATCAGGTGATCCAGACAAGCTAGTTGAGGCATCCTCTGAGTTGGCAAGGATACAAAGCGAAAAACAACGTGTTGATAGCTATGTGCCACCAAAGCCACAACAACCTAAAAAACAAGAGACACCAATACCTCAGCAACCCCAGAAACCACAGGTGAGTCAGAGAGCCTTGGATTGGGCAAATGACAATACATGGTTTAATAAAGATAGCCGAATGACCTCGTATGCTTTTGGTGTTCATGAGGAGTTGGTAAAAAAAGGTGTTGTCGGAGACAGCGAAGAGTATTATAAAGAGATAGATAGGGAAATGCGAAAAGTTTTTCCAGACAAGTTTGACGATGTTAATGAAGATGAGGAAACGCAACAAAGTCAAACTGGCATCGTGGTTGCCCCCACTAAACGGAGTGCAAAAAAACCACGCACTGTGCGACTGACCTCAACCCAAGTGAACCTCGCTAATCGTTTGGGACTCACAAAAGAGCAATATGCAGCGCAACTAATGAAGGATCAAGGAAATGGCTAATAGAGAACCAAGAGACACCGAAACAAGAGAAATGGAATTTCGCAAGAAATCATGGGTAAGACCTACATTGTTGCCAACACCTACACCTCGTGAAGGGGTGAAGTTTCGTTGGATACGAACAGCGATCATGGGTCAACCAGATACCCCTAATGTATCTGCAAAGTTTCGTGAAGGTTGGACACCTGTCTTAGCCAAAGACCATCCTGAGTTACACGTTATGTCTGACATCGATTCACGATGGAAAGACAATGTTGAGGTTGGTGGTATGCTACTTTGTAGTATAGCTACCGAAACTATAGAAGCTCGTAAGCAAGCCCACAAGGAAATGGCTCAAAGGCAAATGGAATCTGTGGATAATTCTTACTTGCGTAACAATGACCCTCGAATGCCAGTTCTAAGACCAGAGCGAAGCACTCGAACAACTTAATGGAGGTAGACAAATGTCTAGCGTATCTTCTCCTTTTGGATTAAGACCTATGGGAACATTGGGTGGCGAATACACTGGTGGTTTTCGTCAGTATCCTATCCTATCATCTGAGTCCACAAGGATATGTTATGGAGATATCGTCAAGCTAACTGACGGTGGCTCCACCACTACCATCCAGAAAGATACAGGAACAAGTGCGTGTACACCTATCGGTATTTTTCTAGGATGTCGTTTCATCGATATAAGCACTGGAATATCTCGTGTTAGTCTAGATATTAGCACAACAAACACGACAGCTTCACTTCCTGTGAGAATAGTTGATTTTCTTGGAGGTCACGATGGTGACGAAAGAGGATCAAACTTTCCTATCATGCTTTGTAAATTCAACACAGGGCATCAATTAGGCATAGGCGTAGTGTCTGGCGCAGCACCAGGAGGTGGTTAATCATGGCAACAATAAGTAGAGCGCAACTCTTAAAAGAGCTACTACCTGGTCTTAACGCATTGTTCGGACTAGAGTATGAGAACTATGAAAATGAACACGCTGATATTTACGAAACAGAAAACTCTGACAGAAGTTTCGAAGAAGAAGTAAAGCTCAGTGGGTTTGGTGCAGCTCCTGTTAAACAGGAAGGTGCGTCTATTTCATATGATACTGCACAAGAGTCATTCACTTCTCGTTATAACCATGAGACAGTGGCTATGGGTTTCTCTATCACAGAGGAAGCTATGGAAGACAATTTGTATGACAGCCTATCAGCACGTTATACAAAGGCTCTTGCCAGAGGTATGGCTTATACAAAGCAAACCAAGGCCGCAGCACTTCTAAACACTGGTTTTGATACTTTCACATCTGGTGATGGTGCATTTCTATTTAGTTCCTCCCACCCAACGGTGGCAGGTGGCAACAATAGAAACCAACTGTCAACAGCTTCAGACCTCAATGAAACATCTCTTGAGCAAGCAGTTATCGATATTGCAGCGTTCGTAGATGAAAGAGGACTGTTGATTGCAGCAAGACCAAGAAGATTAATCGTTCCACCTGCACTGATGTTTACAGCGACAAGACTGTTGCAAACAGACTTCAGAACAGGAACTGCCGATAATGATGTTAACGCTATCAAGGCTAATGGGTCTATCCCAGAGGGCTTTAGAGTTAACCATTATCTAACAGATAGTGACGCTTTCTTCTTAATCACAGATGTTCCTAACGGAATGAAGCATTTCGTTAGAACTCCTATGGCTACTGGTATGGACGGTGATTTCAATACAGGAAACGTAAGATACAAGGCGAGAGAGAGATATTCTTTCGGTGTATCTGATCCTCTTGGAATCTTCGGCACAACAGGAGCCGCGTAAGCTAGTAAACCTTGGGGGCGAGAAATCGCCCCCTTTTAATTTCACCTTGACAGCGTAAGCTGACATTTGCCAAGACAAGGAGATAATCATGGGCAACACAACTTTTACAGGGCCAGTCAGGTCTGAAAGTACAATTAAAACAATCAGTAAAAATGCCACTTCAGGTACAATCACAGAAGTTATTACTATGGGTGATGCACCAGTTGCATTAGGTGATGAAGACAAAACTCTTGATAACGCAACGCACAGTGGAAGAGTTATTGCCGTACCTGCTATAACGGCAGATAGAACAATAACCTTGCCTGCCCCAGTTGCAGGAGCTACGTTTAAATTTATTTATTCAGGAGCAGCAGAAGAGGCACAAAATCTTATTATTATTACCCCTGGTAATGCTAACTTCTTCTTAGGAAATGTTCAGCATTTAGATACCAACGCAGATAATGTTGGTGTTTATGCAAACGGTAGTTCTAACTCAAAGTTAACACTAACTGACTTTGGTAGCATGGAAATAAATATAGTGGGTAAAGATAGCACAAATTACTATATTTGGGGTAATGTAGTCTCTGAAGACGCACCTGCCTTTGCTGACCAGTAATAGGGGGATAACATGGCTGATGCAGTAACATCACAAACCATTTTTGATGGCGATAAGTATGTCATTATGAAATTTACTAATATTTCTGATGGCACAGGCGAATCGGCTGTTAAGAAGGTCGATGTCAGTGCATTGAACACAAATA